GGGCTGGTTGGTGTTTGCCTGCGGAGCGGGCAGCGCGAAGTCCGACGCCAAACCAGTCGTCACGTTGGCCGAAGCCACGTGCGCCGACTGCACGGTGCCTTCCAGCCCACGGGTCACGGGGATGGTTGTACCGCTGACGTAGTTCTTCGCAACCTGCATCTGCTCGCCGTCGATTTCGATGAGGTTGCCAGCGGCAAACCCCGTCGCCGACGCCACGACGATGCTGGTGGCGGTCTGCGTGACCGCCGTAGAGAGAGTGGTAGTCGTGAGTGCCATTGTCGTTTACTCCTTTAGCCCCACACGCGGCACGCAAGACGCGGCTGGAGTGTGGCCCATCCAATCAGGATGTCGAGACGCGACGGGTTCTGGTCGGTGGCAATCTGGTACTGCTCAACCATACGGATTGAGAAGCCAAGCGCCTTGGACTTGACCGTCGTCGCGGTGGCACCCGCACCCGGCTTCACGAGGTCAGCCATCACGAGCGCGAACGCATCGGGGTGGTAAACCAGCGACTGCGGCGAATTCGTCGCGGTCTGCGTGTAGGTCGTGGACGACGTACCGTTGAGGTAGATAGCGGCGTTGTCAGCGGGCGAACCCGTGACCGACTGGAGCTGACCGCTGGTGATGATGCTCGGGCTAATCGGAATCGTCATGTTGCCCGAGCCGTCCGCCGTCACGTTGGCCGTGATGACGAACTGCTGGAGACGCCCCGTGTCCTGATAGGACAGCGGGTTGACCGAATCCACCAGCGCAAGGGTGATGACTTCGCCCCTCTTCAGCGTGGCGTTGGCCGCCCATCCGTCAGTGATGAGCGAGGAACCCGTCTGGCTGGCACCATTCACCGCAGGCGTGGACGACGCCAGCGTGGAGGTGGTCAGCACAAACTTGTTCGGGTCCTGATACCACTCGTCAATGCCGAGCTGGTTGCGACCGAACATCCCCGACTTGTAGTTCTCGGAGATGACCGCCGACGGGTTGAACAGGGTCGCCGTCGCTCCCGCGATGGTCTGCATCGCCAGCGGGTCAAGCACCGCCACGCGGCCAGACATCGGGGTCGCCGTGTCGGTCAGCTTGGTGCCCGCCTGCAGGTACGTGCTGACCGTGCTTGGCGTGGTGCCAATGGTGCCAATGACCGAATTGTAGATGTCGGTCACCACGGTGTTGAAACCAAGCACATCGACCGCGTTCGCCAGCGCCTCAGCACCGGGCTGAACGTAGCGGGTACGGATGTCGTTCAGCTCGGTCGTGGCCTGCGCCGACGAATAGCCAAACGCCACGTTCTTCTGGTTGGTCAGCGTAATCGGCACCGTCTGGTCGTACAGGCTCTGGAGCTGGAGGCCCTGACCATCGGTGACGGTGAAACGCTGAGGCAGACGCGCGTTGACCGTGTTGCCGACCTTCGCGCCCGCCTGTTCATACTGGTCGTCGTAGCTACGGTTGACGTTCGCCGCGAACTTCAGTTCGTTGACGAATCCCCGGGCTACTTCCTTCGTGACCCACGTGGGGGTCGCAAGAGTGTTTGCCATTGTTTAGTTACCTGCCAGCACGATTCTGGCGGTCGCGGTGATTTGCCCGTCGGATGTATTCCTCAATCGGCAAATCATCAGACAACTCGCCATCATCTCCGGCGCTTGGCGCACTCCCCATCGGCTTAATAGGAGGTTTTGCGCTACTAATGGGTTTCGGCTTTGAGACTGGGCCGATGGATGAAGCAGCCTCAAGCCGACCTTGCAGTTTTGCCATTGACCACCGAAGTTCATCCGGTGATTGCAGCGAGGCAAGACGCCGAAATTCGCTGTCGAAATTTTCTGACAGATACCGCAGCACTTGTGGCCCGTTCTCTGCCCGAAGAATTTCTTCCGCTATCGCATTATAGACCGTGGCATTTTGCCGTTCTTCTGGCGTCAGGGCGCTCCACGGTTTCAGTTCCAATAGTTCGGGGCGCACGCTGTCCACAAACGTGGGGTCCGCCGTCGCCGCTTCGTTCCATTTCTGGCTAAACGTCTCAATGCGCTGTTGATTTTCGCGGGCGTGCAGCTCGGTCATCCGACGCTGCATGTCCTGCTGCTGCGCTTCCCGCACCACCTGACGCGCCGCCCACTGTGCCTGCGCCCGCACGAACGCCTCGTAATTGTCAAAGGCATCAATGGTGGGTTCTGCGTCATCGGGAGGGGGCAGCGCCTGAGAACCGGGGCCGGTGGGGGGCGGGGAGGAGGCCGCTTGACGCTGGCTCAGCTCGGCTCTCAGGCGCTGCAACTCGGCGGCTTCGGCTTCCATCGCACGGCGGGCTTCATGCCGCTTTGCGGTCAGCTCGTCAATTTCCGCCTGAATAGATTTCTTGCGGGCTTCAACGCTTTTCTTGGGGGGCTTAATTTCAGTTTGCTCTTTGTCCTCTACAGATTCAGTTTCAACAGCCTCTGGCTCCTCAGCCGGTGCTGCGTCTGTCTCTGTCTCCGTGGACGGCTCTGCCAGTGCCGCACGGATAGCGTCCTCGGTTTCGCCCGACGACGTAATTACAAAGTCCCCTTCATTCACCGTCACTTCAGCCATAGTGTCCCCTTACGCGCCTTTCTTTGGATGGAGGTACTTCCCCAGATTCCCGTGTGGATGCGACCCGCCCGGTTTGCGCCCTGCGCTCATTCGCTTTGCCGGTGCCACCGGCTCCTTCTTGACGGTGGGCGATGCAATCACCCGTTCCGGCTTGCCCTTCATGCTGCCTTCGGCAAAATCCTTCAGGCTGCTTCCGGACATTGACTTCCGCAGCGCCACCGCCTTAGGAAACGTGGCACCGTGTTCGGCAGCGGCCATCAGGCGTTGCTGCGCCTTACTCTTGGCTGGCATTGTCACTCTCCTGCGCTTCTGGCGCGGTCATCTGCACGTGCTGTTCGTGTGCCCGCTGCCTATCGCTTTCGCCCTGCTCATGCTCACGGTCGCGTTCGGCTTGGTGCATGTCATTGAGCAGCGACAGATTCTCGGCCTCCAACGTCGCTTCCAGATGGCGCGTTTTCATTGCGGTCTGCATCTGCACCGCTGCTAGCTGCGCTTCATTTCGCAGCCGCTGGACTTCAATGTCTTTCTGCGCTGCCAACTGCGCTTCCTGCAACCGCGCTTCATTATCCATCTGCGCCTTTTGCAGCATTGCCTGCTGTTTCACGGCATCCGTCTGCAACTGCTGCTGCGCTTGCTGCAACTGTGCGCCGACCGCTGACAGCATCTGCGCCTGCTGCGCCAACTGCGCCTGCAACGCCTGCGGGTTGTTTTGGGCATCATCGCCCTGCAACTGCGGCGGACGCATTTTTTTGAGGTCGGCGGCGACTTCTTCGTGCCCCGGCCAATCTTGGAACTTCGCCCAGTAGTACGACAGCACCGGCACCAGTCCGGGTTCCGCCTGCATCAACTGGCTCAACTGGTCGCTGCCCGCCTGTAGCCGTGTCTGGTAGGACTTGCCCACGCTCACGGTCACGGCATACCGTCCCTTGCTCAAGTCGTAATGCTTGACCTGCGGTTTCGGTGGCGGCGGTGGCACCATCGGCGGCATCCCCGGTGCCGCGCCCTGCGGGGGCATCCCCGGCATCGGCGGAACCATTGGCGGCTGCGGTGTCGGCGCTTGCGGCAGCGCGTTCATTGGCGTCCCCGGCGGCACGGGCTGCGGGCGACCCGTTTGCGGATTCTCCAGATACGGCTGGTTGAGCATCACCTGTTTGGTGACATCATCCTTGCCGCGAATCTGAATCACGCGCCCCGGACGGTCATACACACGCGGCAGCAAATCCAGAATAACCTTCGCTTCATAGGTCATAGAAATTTGCGTCAGATTGTCCAAGTAGCCGCTATTGCCAACATCCGATTGCTGCTGCAACGCCAGCACCGCTTTGCCCGACCGCTGGCTGCTGGTCTGCCCAAGCGTCGGTTCAAACGCAAACGTCGCCGTGTGGACGTAATCTTTCGCCTCGTGAATGAGCGCGATGCTGCTGCTGATGTCCGCGCTGGCTTGAATCCGCTGTGGCGGTGCCACGGGCTGTCCGTTGAGCGTCGTGGGCTTGTAGCGCAAATACGGGAAGTTGCGGGTGGAGGCTTGCAGGAACTCCTGCTCGTGCCCTTCTTCTTGCCCTTCGGCAATCATCCACGGCGCACGGGTCGCCAATGCTGCGGTTTCCACCGCCGCCGACACGCCATAGTTGAACAACCGGGCGGCATCCTTGGCCGGGGTGATTACGCCTGTCCAGCGGCGAAGGCCGTCGATGTTGGCTTCACGCCCCACGACAGGGACGATGGGAATGTACTGGCCGTCCCATTCCTGTGCGTCCAGAATTTCCACGCCGTTGAGCTTGAACCATTCCACTGTCCGGTCATCGACTTCTCGTTCAAAGATGATGTCTACGTTCTCGGGCGTTTCATCTTTCCACGCCGACACTTCCTTGCCCGACGCATCGCGGTACAGACACTTGACGCGCTTCTTGGTCACGACGCGCCAATACTCCATCACGCGGACAGAGATTTCGCCGTCGTCGTCGCTCGACATCCACTTTTGCAGCGAATCGCCCAAGCTGGAAAACTCTTGGTCGTCGTACCCCGCCATCTTCGATTCGGGGAACTCGCGCTTGAACTGCGCCAAGGGCATAAAGCCGCCGACAAAACAAAACGTCATGTCGGAGAAATCCGGCTGCTGCGCCATCGGGTCAAAGTACACCGCGCCCTGATTCAAGATGCGATTGATGACAATCTTCTGGTCAGCCAGTCCCGGCCCGTTGGTGTCCTCGTCCGCCCATTCCTTGTCGATGCGGTAGGCACCACGCCCACACTTGACCGCACGCTCAAACGCCCAATCACGGGCAAGCTGTGCGCGAGACTTGGTTTCAATGTCGCGGTAGAGGTCTTGAATAACTTCCGCCGTGGCGTCGGACGCATCTTCGGTAATGGGATGAATCTGCACGCCCAAATGCGCGGCCTTTTGCTGGTTAATCAGCAACTGCACCGGCTGGTCCAGCGTCGGGATGGTCAGCATCGGGCGGGGCGGAATCGGCACGCCATTGATGGTCACGCCGCCGCGCTGCTTCTTGACTTCTTCCGGCCACGGGTCAAATTCAAACTTGAGGTCGTCCAGCTCCCGCTTCATTTGGTCGCTGGTCAAGTCCACGGCGTTCTTAAATCGCTGCCGCGCTTCGCGGATTACCGCGTCGTTGTTTCGGTCTGCCATTCACTCACCCCGCCGCTTACGCGCCCATCCAGCCGCCACTGGCATCTGGCCCCACATCGAGTGGCTGCGAGATGTAGTCTAGCACTTTTGGTACCCGCATCTGCTCACGCCCCGACACAATGAGATAGCGCGTGGCATCCATCAAGTGGTCATGCGCTTTGACAATTTTGCCCTTTTCGTCGCGGTGGTATTTACGAAACTCTGACCGCCAGTTGTGCAAATGCTCCTGCACTTTCA